TCATCTGTACACCGGGCTGCTTTAGTTCAGCTACGCGCTTCGCATTGATGCCAAGGCGCTCTGCAAGTCTCTCATCATTTGCTATGGCAGATGCCATGTCGCCAAAGCGACTTGGCCAGAGCCGTTCCATGAAGCCTGCCGCCTCCAGCTCCATTTCTGATATTGAACCACGAGAGGTTGCAGTTGGTAGCGCGGCCCTTGCCGCATCCAAAAAGCCTTGGATGCTCGCCACCTCTGGGAACACAGGAATGCGATCCTGATTAAATGCCTCTCCGTACTGGCGCTCACCAGCCTCGATCTTCGCTTTCTTGGAGCGAATCAGGTTCTCTTTTCTCTGCACCTCTTTCTTGGCTTGAGAGATAACAGACTGCACCTTGCCAGCAAGACCTCGCTCTTCTTCGCTCATGTTTCCAGTAGCGGCCTCGAACAGAGCCTTCGGGTTATTCTCTCGCTTGAACATACCCATGGCTTTTTTCAGATCGCCACCAGTAACGCCCTCAGCTTCAAGCCTTGCTTGTTCTTCAGCTTCAAGTCGCTTTGACTCATCCTTGAAATCACCGGGAGTCAGAGGTCTCCAGCCTTCAGGCATTGCCTTACCAGTAACCTGCTCATAGGCTTCCGCTAAGGTCGGCACAGGCGGTGCAGGCTGAAGGTCTTCCTCAGTCAGACGCTCTTCTGCCTCACGCTCTCTGGTGCCGTTCAGCAAAACGTCATGGATAGGCTTTCTGAATATCTCCATGTCGCGCATGTACAGGTTGTGGTTCTGACCTTGGAAGTCTTTGAACTGCCACTTCGAGTGACCTTTAACAATGGCATCATGAGATCGAGCAATAATATTCAGAAGGTCCTTATCATTCAGGAACCCTGACCGAGAGCGAATAACAACACCCGGCTTTCGTTGTTTGCCTTTCTTGTATTTACCTTTTCGGGTGCCTGATGTGCCAACGTAAACAAGACCCTTTTGGTCACCGTTTCCGTAAAGCTCTTTGCGAGCCTTGTCACGGTAATATTTCGATGGGGAGTTGTACATCCTTCTGCGAGCTGCACGTATCTGAGCGGCCCTGATCTTTCGATCAAACTTGCCCCAGCCCATTTGGATAAGCTGCTCTTTGAACCATGTGATAAAGCGACGAACAACACTTTGCTGTTCAAGCGTCATGCCCTTCATCTCTGGCTTGCTGAGCAGTTCCCCAGCGGTCCACGCCATGACCTCTTCACCAAGCAGGGCTTTGTTGGCCCGGTTCAGGTCCTCTCCCTTGTTGATGTCGGTGCGGTAGTTATATCCAAGCGACCGCAGCGCATCGACAACCTCTGGGAACGCATCAACCATTTCATGCGTCAACTTGATGTACGTCTCGTAGTCTTGTGTTAAACCACGAATACCAAAGTGCCCAACGGTCTCGTGCATTACCGTGTCTGCAACAACTGTCTGCACATGGTCCTTGGTTAGCTTCTCATCTTCAGCGGCCTCTTCGTTACCAAGATTGTCGTACCACTTATTCTCGCCACTGTGCTTGAATCGGCCCAGATAAAAATCTGGCATTGGCTTTTCAGTACGCTCTGGCGCAGCAGGCATCTCAAGCTCTTCGCGCCCCAACAGATTCTTTAACCATCTCTCGTTTTGCAGCAGTTCATACGCCTGACTAGCGGCCCTTTCCCATGACTCATCGGACATATTGTCAGGACGCAACACCCCCTTGTAAGATGCCAAGTCGCCGCCCTCACGCAGCAGCCTCTTGACTGTTATCGAATCGTTAAGAGGTCCTTCCCCACGCTCCTGCGCTAAGGCAATCAAGCCTTCCGTACCGGTATTGGCAAACACCTCATAAAGATCAGCAAACACCTGCTCTTCGCTAACACCCTTCATCGGGACGTACGCAGCGCCAAGGGCTGAGGCCGCAGCTTTAATGAACTCCCTGCGGCTCATCTTTGGCATAGCCGCTTCTACGGCTGGTATTGTTTTCTTGTCTTCGGGTATCGTCAGCTTGACTGCGCCAGTGGTTGTGTTGCCACCGTACTGCGCCGTCCTTTCACGAAGCGCTTCGACAATTGCGCCGATCTCCTTATCGCCATCCGCTACTTCAGTTCCAGTAAGCGACAACAGACCGGTCCTGCTGAAGACCAGCGTTGAGCCAGCCTCTGTCGTGGCTGTATAGCTGCCATCGCTTAGAGACTGGATTTGCCCAGTGATACTGAACGCTTTGCCCTTGTTTTGGTGAGCGTATGCGCCACCGGGCCGGATTGTGATTTGAGCCTTCTTGGATTTTGGTGTGACCTTCTTTGGCTTAGCAGAAGGAATAACCTTGTTAGCCTCTGGATCAAATACCAACACGCTACCGTCTTTAAGTTCGACGGTAATTGAATTGATCTCGTCATCCTTCTTTGGCTTAGCTTTCGTTTCAGCCGTCTCTTGTGGCTTCTCCCAGCGTTTCTGCCGCTCTTGAATTAAGGCTGACTGGAAAAGACGAAGCTCTGTTTCCAGATTGTTTTGCTTCTCAAAGTTCAGCACCAGCTCTTTGTTGACCGGATGCTCTCTGTTCTCTCGCTTCTCAGGCTTCATCTTTTTGCGCTGTTTGAGAAGGGCCTCTTCGCGCCTGATGAGCTTGTTAAGTTTTTGTCTGGTTTTTATAGCCTGTGTTTCTAATCGCTTTTCGACCCCGCCCTTCGAGAACGAACCGTAAGGTCTGCGAGACTCCCACGGAGCAGGTTTCTTTGTGAACGCAGTAACCCGACCAGTCTGAATCTTTCCGTTTTCATCAATGACCTCGACCGTATCGCCTTCCCTGATGCGATACTTCAATGAGTTCCAGCTGACCGTTTTCATGCCGTACTTCAGGCCGCGCTTCGCCTCTGCAATAATTGCATCAGCAAACAAGAAAACACCGTGTGACGGATCGTCCATTGAGAAAATGCCACGAACGTACTGCGCACCAAATGGCAGCGACAGCATTTCATCGAACTGATTTGGCGAAATTTGTTCGAGCTGCGTGTAGTCGTTTACCAATGTAATTGGTGGGTTGCCCTTGTTCGTTGACGGCAAAAACCCCTCGACCGTCTCTTCGACCCAGCCCATGTGTTCCTCGTCAACTTCAGGTTGTTTCCCGAACAGCTGACTCTGGTAATACATGTCACCAGAAAGGACATACTGATCCCAATCTTCCTCGACATACGTGCCGGTTGATTTATTTAGCTGGTCATCATTGAACTTGTCGAAGTCTTTACTCATCGCGAAAAGAGGCATCTGCGGTGAGTCTTCGGCCTGTGTAACCCGAAGCGACGGCGGGGTAGCGCCTGCAACACGAGAATCCGCACGTTCACCAGAGGTTATGCGACGATCTTTTTCTTCCTGAAGTGCTGCGTCAGCCGAATCAAAGTCAGCCCCATATCCAACAGACACCTGAACCTTGACGCTTTTTCCGGCCTCTTCGATACGAGGCAGCTGATTGATTCTCGATACTGCCTTCTCAACAATTGACTGAAGTTTGTCTGCATCAGGGTGCGTGACAATGAACTCATCGCCACCATACCTGTAGGCTTCCGCACCGCCGCCCATTGAGTTGATCTCATTGGCAATCTGCCGAAGCATTTGTGTGCCAGCACTATGACTGAGGTTATCGTTGATCCACTTCAGAGCGTCTGCATCAAGGACCGCTACCGGCTTACCTTCGTTTTTATCTTGATTCCACTTGCGTTTGTTCCAGAGGTTGGTGTCTGGATCACGCATAACCTGCTCTTCAAACTCCTGCTCTGTCAGATGCTGATACGCCTCGCGTAACTTCTTATCTTCGCGGCGCTCACCACCTGAGTAGCCGGATTCAATCTTGTTCCTCATGTCCACAGCCTGAGCGGCAAGCTCTTCTCTTGCTCGAACTCCACGCTGCGTTAGCATGAACGTATCGCCACGCTGGTTCCATGTGCCGTAGCCAGCCTTCGCTAGTTCCTCATACGCTGCCTCATCAAGAATCTCGCCCTTCTGCACAGCAGACATTTCATCAACTAAGCGCAGGTTCTCATCAATCAAACCAACTTCTCTTTCAACCTGCTTTCTTGCCTCTTCCCTCTCTGCCTGCGCTCTCTTCTCTTCAAGCAGCTGGCGCTTGGCGAGCTGTCTGCTCTTGCGCCGCTTGGCAATCATCGCAGCATCTTTCTTGTAGCCCTCTACTCTTTTGTCGTGTTCGAGCAGGGCTTCAGGGCTTGCTCCATTCTTTTCCATCAGGCTGCGAACTCGTTTGCGCACTGACAGGAAGGCGTTGGCTTCTTTCTCTTGAAGGCGCTCCAGCTCGATCATTGCTGTCACCTGATCCTGTGGTGAAGCGTCCTTTGCAAACTTGGTGTTCGGACCTTTCTTGTTCTGATACTTCCAGCGCTCATTAGCAGCATTAACCCACGGCTGTGAGTCACGAATGAGCGCGTCATATTCTTTGGCAACGCCAGCGCCCTTGTCGCTTTGTATACCACCAATTGCGCCGTACGGCCCTGACACGAACGCTGCTGCTGCCATCGCCTCAGCAACACCCTCGAACGGGCCAACCTCTGGATCAACCTTCATCACTTTGAGGTTGCTTGCGATCTGCTCGACGCTTTCCTGACCCATCTCCTGAGCAATCTCGCCAATAGCATTCTTGCCCATACGCGCCAGTATGCTGTCCTTCGCTGCCTGACGAGCGCCAGACCGACCTACTGTCTGACCATAGACCGCGCCCATTGGTGTGCCGAGTAGCGCACCAGATATGACCATAGCCATCTCAGCCGCTGAATTGGCATAGCTATAACCGATGAGCTGCTTGGCCTCTTCCGGCATCAAGCCAGCTGCTACAAAGTTCTGATAGTCCTCGTTCTGGTCCCACTTATCCTGCGTCATTTGGTCGCTTTCAAGACGGCTCTGCGTTTCATTGAAAACCGCATCACGAATAAGAACCATCTCAGTCGCACCACCGGCAGCTGCACCGCCGACTCGTGCGCCTACCTTCTGTAGCTTTTGAATCTCTTCCATGGTGGAGAGTGGTCCACCAAACTTCCGAACCGAGTAGCCAGCACCGACCTTACCGCCAATTCTTGAGGAAACAATCATTCCACCGATCATTGGTGCCTGCTCGATGGTGGCATTAAAGATACCCCTGATACCCTTAGTCTTATCATCAAACGGTGAGAACCACGTCAGCGGGTTCCACGTCGCCTCTGGGTCGAGGAACGGCAGCTCATCTTCTGCTCGCGCAGCGTCGCTGTATTCCTTACGAAGATCAGCCAGCGACTGGGCCATCTCGTTTGCGGCATCTTCAGCAGCTGCATCATCTTCGTACATGATCGGGCGTACAACAGCTTCATAGATACCTTGCGTGTTTGGTATGAAGCCAGCACCGACTGGGGATACACCCTGTGATTTTAGCGAACCGCCAATCAGCTCGTCGGCCATAGGGAATGCGGCCTGACCGGTTGGCTCGTTTTCATCGCCCTCTTGATAGCCCATCATTTCTCGGAGCTTCTTGCTCCAGACGGTTCGCGGGAGCCACTGCCCCTCTTCTTTGTACGTTCCGTAGAAGTCTTGCGCAGCACGGTCAAACTCGCGCCACTCCATCTTACCGACCTTCTTTCCAGCCAGAGACTCAATACCCGCTATGTCGGGTTCCGGCAGCTGAGCAACAACCTTGTCGAGCGTCATATCACGCAACGATTTTTCGGACTCGCTGCGAATAACAGGGCCTTGCACAAACTGACGACCACCAATCTTGGCAGCAGTCCACGCATCCCCTAATGCGCCCTTGTTCTGCTGAACAGCAGGCAGCGTTTTGCCCTGAGCCTCTGCCATGATCTCTTCAAAGGATCGAGTCTCTTGCCTGCGATCACTATGCGTCGTCTCAGCAATAGCTGGCACCTCATCTGGAAGATCAGGCTCAGGATCAATTTGCTGTTTGACAGCAGCCTCTTTGCCCTTCTGGGCAGCTTCGGCCTCTGCCATGATCTCTTCAAATGTGCGGGTCTTTTCTGCCATTAGATGTTACTCAGGGTTAGCGAAGAGGGCTGTATATTCATTCCATTCTTGTTCGGTTGGCTCCCTGCCAAGCTGCTCTTTAAGCTGCTCTCTTGTGTACATTGTTGGCCCAGAGTTAGCGCCACCACCTTGGCCACCGCCACTCAGCGCACCGGCACCTATATCGTCAGCACCAATACCAAGAACAGATAGAGACTCATTGAAGAACTTCTCTCTAAGATTTGGAATGTCTGCTCTCCTGACTTCCCGCTTCGTATAGGTCTTACCACCAACGGTGATTGTTGCGTTTTCGTCACGCTCGAATGCCTGCCACGCAGAGAAGGCCATCTCTCTCGCACGTTGCGGGTCTTGCCCAAGAATAACGAATCGCTTGGCCTTTTCTGGTGAGTATCCCATAGCAATCAGTTGATCAATGCGCCACTTATCCACAGGCGGTCTACCTGTCAATGCGGCTGGCTTCGCTGGAGTACCATCAGGATTCAAAACAGGTGTATCGTAACTCTGCGTTTCAGGGTTCCACTTCATGATCCCTTGGTCAGTGCTAATCGTATCCGCACCTCGCTTACCAGCTGTCTCTGCTTTGGTGATTGATTCAAGGTCACGTCGTGCGCCTTCCTCAGCCATCGTCTGCTGCTTCATCTTGCGCTCGTAATCCTGATCTTTACGCTGCTGAACTCCCTGCAAGGCACCCATGCCTGCTGCACCCAGCGCCCCCATGTCACCCATAGTCTCACCAGCCATCATGGCACGAAGACCAAAGTCCATAAGCACCATGCCCATGTCCTCTTTCGGAATGACGTTAAAGATGTTCTTCCAGCGATCCTTCAGCTTGGTGTGATACTTCTTGTCAATTACACCTTCTTTGTACAGCTGCTCAGCGCGAGCCAGCCGTTGATCTCGAAGCTGCTCCAACGCTTTCCGTGGGTCAGCACCCTGCGCTGCCAGCGCCTCATTGAGCTTCATCTTTTTATCGACAACACCCAGCTGCGCCAAGTCAGGGTCACCCTGCGGCAACGCACCACCAGCCGTACCGTTTGCCGTGTGCTTGATAGACTTTTCGATCTCTTCCTCGACGTTCTCTGGAATTTTGCTATCTGGCGTTCCCCTATCTTTCGTATAGTCAGGCATCTGACCACCAGCAGTCTGACCACCAGCAGTAGGCTCAGGGGCAACATTACCCCCACCAGCACCCTGTGCATCGCCAGCCGGTGCCGCAGGGGTTGTGCGAGCATTTATGGTTGGATCGACGCTGCCGGATGGTGATGGGGGTAAATTCTGCTCATCGTCTTTGTATTGCGCCAGCGCTCCACCGGCCCTGTTGATTGCGTCAAGTACGCTCATTTTGTTCTCCTGTTAGCCCCCGCCGGGGGTGCTGCCCTGCGTGAAGAAGTCCGGTACGCCACTAGCGAAGTTACCAACAGCGCTGCCACCCATCGCGCCACCAGCCCCACCAGCAGCTGCTTTAGCAACACCACCAACAGCCAACGATGTACCGCCAGTAAAGAACGCACCTACCATGGTTGCCGCAAGACCCAAAGCCTGAGCAACCTCACCGCCACTCTGTTTGCTGGTGGTTTCTTTAGACGTTTGGTAGGAACCTTTGGTGCCCTCAAGCGCAGCAATAAGACCGCTGAGGTTACGCATATCCCAATCACGCTCTTCAACAAACTGCTGGTAGTCGAAGTCACGCATAGCTTGCTGAATATTGCGGTCAGTTGCGCCAGTCGTCATCAAGGTAGCAATATCCAGCCTGCTGGCATTGCTGACTGTATCCCCGAGGCTTCTGAAGCGATCAGCCGCCTGCATGTCTCTGGCTCGCTCGTCACCCCAGATATTCACGGCACTTTCGTATGCCATGGCATACCCCTTGCCGTACAGGTCCTGAACTGACTGAAGGGTCTTCTCGCGATTCTCAGAGCGCATGAGAGCCGCCCTGCTGCCACCAAAGGCATCCATTGACGCTGACCTTGAGTCAAGCCGGTTCGCCTCTCGCTGGCCTTCCTCTCGTATCTCGCGAGCCGCTGGGTCTAAAGCACCCTTGATGTACGGGTTCATGTACTGCGACATGTCGGCATCAGCGAACTGCTGAGTGCCACGCTGGATCATTGCTTCAGACTGATTGAAGTACGGCTGGCCGATGCCCACATTATCGCGAGCCATCTCCATACCCATTCGCTCATTTTCGGAAAGGCCAGCAACACGGTCACCCGTATAGGCTTCATATTTCTGACTGCCTATCTTTTGGCCAAGCCTGTTGGCCTGTTTAGCTGAATCTTGAATCCAGCTAGGCGGCTTGTACGTCTCCGTTGTCTTGCTTTTCTTGCTGCCCATCCTGCTCACTCCTTCTGGTCCTGATAAAGTCACCACCAATGTAGTGGTAACCCTCCATCTGGAATAAACGGTCTTTCAAGAAAACGTCTTTGTCACCAGCCGACACACCAGCAAGAATTGGTGCATCGTGTGAGTCAGCGAATGCGTGACATCCCTTGATAAGCGCATCGAATGCCCCACCCTTGCGGAATTTCTTCTGCACGAACAGCCATTCCAGATACATGAATTGCTCTGGCGACCACGGAAAATTGTAGTTGGTCAATGCTAGTGTTCCCACTATCCGACCGGACACATCAGCTACTATGACGTAGCCTTCTGTCAGGGTGCGGGTGACCCACTTCAAACCCATGTGCTGATCGACGGATGGGTAAACGCCTGATTCGTCGTGTGCTGCGGTGAGAAGCCGCACCAGATTCGACGTGTCCAAGGGCTTAGCCTGTCTGATCTTAATAGTCGTCATTTTACCCCTTCTTTGTAAAATTTTGCCACAGATTGATAATCCAGACCCGCAGCCGGTCTTCGATTTCAGGTGGAGTCAGGGCAACAATTAGCCCTCCAGCCACCATTCCAAGCACAAAAGTCAGCATGATCTTCCCCTATTTCCGATGCGTCTCGCCACCAGTGCCGCCACTACCACCGCCGCCACCGCTGCCTTTCGGCTTGCGATTGCTCTTGACGAATCGGCTGACGATAAAAATAACGAAGACAGCCACAGCGCCAACCGCGACCCACTCTCCAGTACCCATGTTTGCGATCATTTCACTCATATTCTTCTCCTATGGTTCCCGCTCAGATTGCGCTCTGGACTCGCCAGAGAGCGTGAGGTGGTCCATGCGGATTGCTGGTGGACCACTCGTAATCAACGCCATGCGCGTACCCGCATGAACCGGCTTCACGCCATGCCATGTGACAGCATCCATCAGGACGGTAAGCCCCGGCACTGGGTTAATGAACTCGTAAGGATCATCCTCGCTGGTCCCACCAATGCCGAACTCGCCACCTGAATCAGCTACCGACAGGTAGGTCACCGCTGTCGTTGCCTCAGGGTGCCAGTTGACGGACTCGACGTGCGCGTGCGGATAGCCTCGAACCCAGCCGTTAAGAACTGAACTTTCAGGCGTTATCACGCCAACCCAGTAACGGACCGCTCCACGGCAGTTCTCTGGCATCAGCCCTCTGACCCATGAGCGATACGGCTCTGGTGGGGCTTCATCATTGCACCTGTTCACCGCCCATTTTGTGAGCTTGTGCAGGTCGCCTTCGTATGTGTATGTCTCCATCAGTACACCAGCACCCCATTTGCAAAGAACCTTGAGTTCTCAAACGTGTACACCGTGTCTGGGTATTCTATCTGCTCAATGCTTTCGACCTTGACGAGAGCGCTGTTTATCGTCACAACCGGATCACCAATCTCAAGAACCTTAGCCATGCCAAGGTCTTTGTATTCGATAACAGGGCTGATAGCTGCGTAACCCTTACCTTCTACATAGATTGGGTGATCGTCAGACATCCTCAAAATGCGATCATCGGAGAACCGTACTTCATACATGGCGCGGCGCTCACGAGTAAGCACTTCTGTTACAGGCTCAATGCCATTCTCAACCCGAATTAGGTCACCTTCCATGATATTGCCAATAGCCATTTGCTTACCATCAGCCATTGTAATGAGCGTATCGGGCGTGAAACAGCAGAGAGGACAGGGACCGCCACCACCAGTGTACTCAGCGGTCCACGTGGCAGAGCTTGTGGTATCGAGTGTGTTGCCGCCCGACGCTGCGTCGTAGAACGTGAAGTAACTGTTGTTGGTTCTGAAGTCCAGCACGGTCGTCGCCGTGAAGTAGAAGTTCTGAATGGCATTAAGCTGATAGCGGGTGCCTGCGGTCTTACCTACGAAGGAGGTGCCAGAATTCAGGGTGTAAGCCACCCAGACCTCGGAAGAACTGCCTGAAGTAAGCCATGTGTTGACAGCTGATCCTACCCCACCACCAGCAGTGTATTCGTACTCTGCACCGTTGGTGTGGAACCGTATGCCAACGTAGACTGGGGATGTTCCTGCCGAGTTGTAGTCGCCGTTAGCAAGTGCCGACACTGTTGGACCCCCATCTTTGGCTGCTGACCCATGCGCGAATGCACTAACACTCATGAGATACCACTTCCCCAGATATAGTACACGGTCGAGCTTGAGCGCAGAATCGTTGCCACGCCTCCGGTTGTCAGCGTCCGATTAGTTGATGCCCCACCAACCAATGACCCAGTTCCACTCAACCAGTACAGGGTACGAGAGTTGGTTGAGGCATTGATCGTGATGGCATTCGACCCACCATTGATCACTGTGGAAACTGCGTCATCTTGAAACTGTGTTGTGACTGACGGTAAGTACAAGATCAAGGCAGAGCTGCTTGTCTTTACAAGCGCAGAACCACAATGCTCATCGTTAAGAGTCTGGTTAGACGAGAAGGCTATAACCTTCAGATCGTTGAACCCGACATCCCGAATAGAGCCTTGGTTGTCGTACAGGTAGGCTCCTGACGTAACGCCTGCGGCTTCATGCTGCTGAGTCCCAAACTCAAGACCGTTGTTGTGATACAGGCCAACACCAGCATTCGCCGTAGCGAGTAGTGCAGTGTCTGCTCCAGCAGTAACACTCAGCTCAAGGTTGGTGTCGGCGCGAAGCTCGGTGGTCGAGTCAGGGTCAGCTGTTAGGATCGTGCGAACCGTGCCACCAGCATCCTCTGCTTCTATAGCAATGACTGCACCATGACTCAAGCTACGCCAGTACGGTCCACCAGTATCCCAGCCAAAACGAGCAACTAATGATCCTACTGAGGACGTGTAAATGTCGAGATTGGTAGACGTGCCGCCGCCATCTATGCGGATACCGCCAGTGATATCCTGAGCATTTGCCAAAATGCCAGTGTGCGTGTGTCCGGGGTTAGCACCACTGGTTACGTTTGCACCTGTGACAGTCGTAGCAGCCATCGTGCCAGTGACAGTAACGCCTGTTGTGGATGTTTGCAGTTTTGTGTTTACACCGTGAAGCCCAGCGTAGTTGAGTGCAACAGGCCCAACTACGTTACTGACGTAGACCGCACCACGACTACCCAAAACTCCGTACCCACCAAAGTAGGCATCGTCTGTTCCCGGTGTGGTGTTGGGGCCAAGACCAGTAGCCTCGAAGTTGTCGGCAGTCATGTCCCCGGTGGCAGTGGCGTTACCAGTGACATCTATACCAGCAGAGAAATCTGTGTTGTATGGGAAAACGACACCCGTAATAGTATCGTTGCCAGCGTTTGTGTTGATAGTGAGCGCATGAGCGCCAGTGTTGTTCAGTCGCAGAGAGAACGCGCCACCATCCGCGCCCCACCACCATACAGGTGTTCCAGTGACTCCAGTTTCCTCAAACTTCCAGAAAGGTGCCGCAGACGATATTTCAGCCTGAGTACCACCGAACGTCAATGCGCCAGTGCCTTCCAGTGCTGAAGTCCCTGTCCAGACAGCGATCTGATCGTTAGCCCCTGTGCCAGTTACTGTGCCAGTGTTCGATGTCAGCGTAGATACGTCTTTGCCATCAACAAGCCCGGTGGTAACGATGTTCATCGCACCGAGTTGCAGGTTGGTGTACCCAGTGATGTCGATGTCAACTGCGCCAGTGCCAGTGATATTCAGGTCATTTGCATCGTGGTCGATAGTAACGTAACTGGTGTCCAGCGAGTCTCTTATTCTTAGCGCCACACCATCACGAATATCAAATAACGAAGTTGTGCTATTACCACTAAACTCGACAACGTGTGTGTTCGCCGCCGCACCACCACCAGATTCGGTATCCGTGTTCTCGATAGTGAAGCGCATTGTCGCGGCAGCTTCATCGTTCTGGTAATACATATCGTAAGCAGCATCGCCCACACCAAAACGGACTTCTTCATTTGTAACGCCAGTTCGACTGACTCGCAAAGGCGAAGCATTTGAGTTTGTGTCAATGTTGACTTGACCATCAAAACGCCAAGCACCAGTAATAGTCTCGGTTGCATTCTTCTTTACAGAGTTTGTATCAATGTCATCCAATGTAATGGTACGGGTGCTTACAACCCCGTTCGCATCAGTGACATGTCCCAGCGTGTCTGTTGTAACATTGATATCAATGTCAGACACAACAGTGGCACCGGTAAGAGGACCGGTATCTACAGTAAAATCGTCACCGGGATGAGAGGGGTGTGAGTAAGTGCCAGTGGGAGTTGTGTAAGTACCAGCCGCGTTGAGGAACGAGGTGGCTGATCCAGCAGCCGTTAGAGCAACGGCGTTGAAATCTGTAGCCGTTACGTTGTCAAAATCAGCATCAACCGTACCGGCGTTGATCGCCGTCAGGCCGGTGATGTTCATATCGACCGTACCACCAAGACCAGCCAAGTTGATGTCAGTGTCATTGTGCAGCATTGAGAAGTAGGCCGTGCCACCAGAGCCGTATATCCGAACGATGCCGCCAGTGGTGCCAGTGGCGTAGATCGTCTTAACGTCGAGTCTGCCCTCACCCATGTCGATGTTTCTGTCGTTGGTGTCGAGCGTGGTGCCATCAAATGTCAGGTTGGCAGAGCCTTCGATGCTGTCAGCCGTAGCCGCGCCTACCGCGATCTGGTTGTCGGTTATCGAACCGCCGATGGTGCCAGCGCCGATCTCAAAGACCGTACCACCGGAGTCTTTCGAGAAGAGCTTTCGATCAGCTGGGTTAGTGTTGATCGCAAGCTCGCCCTCTGACAGCTCGCCAGCGGCAGGGACATTGCTCGCAGTGTTACTGCGCTTCAGTATGAACGTGTTGGCCACAGGCTCTCCTTAGAACGTGCCACCATCGAAGGTCGTGTTGTGCAACTTCAGCGGAGTGACAATGCGCAGGTCGTCAGTCGCGTTGTCGGTCTCAGTCTGCGTTGCCAGCTCAGCATAACCTGCTGCGGACTCAGATGCTTGGCCAATGTTGTTCTGCACGATGGTCCACTGGCTGACGTTATTCAGTACACCGTCAGCTTCAGCGATCAGGACATCACCGACTTCCAGTACCGCTGAACCCGTGGTCCAGTTGTACGTGCCTGCGACCGTGACCGTGTAGGTATCACCCTTTGCGGAAGTGATCGAGTCGAGATCAGGGTTACCTGCGCCTGCGCTCGCAGTCGGGTCGAAGCCACCCTTGTAGACAAGACCACCAGTGACTGCCGCGTCAACATACGCCTTGACAGACTGCTGCGTAGGCACATGAATATCAGAGTCAGACGACAGGGTGTCTTCATCTAGTACCCAGTTCCAGCCAGTAAAGCCAGCCGGTGGCGTATCGTTTTCGCTGACGTATTCGGCTGTCGTATTGTCGAACAGGCCAACATTGAACGAACTGATTAGCGCCTTACTCGACGTGCCTGCGTCATCAAACGCCAGCCAGTCAGCGCCAGTCGCTGTGGTCACTCCCAGCTCATCAAGGGCCAGAGACAACGTGATGTTGCCGCTGGAGCCAGCATCAGCACCATCGATACCCGTGCCGGTGGTGATCGTCTGGTTCGCTTCCCAGCCGAGGTTGTTATTCATCGTGCCGAGGTCGATCTCACTCGCGGCCTTGCGGCTCTCAGTGGTGCCGTCCTGCAAAATGAACTCGGTGCCAGCTGCAATCGCAGTGGTCTTGTCGGTGAGTTCGCTGAAGTCGAAGTCCAGCACAACAGCTGAGGATGTGCCGCTATTGACCAGACCAGTGCCAGCCGTGACCGAGGTCACTGTGCCAGCCGTACCCTGACTGAACCACTGCACCTCTATCGACAGGCGATCAGCTGCTGTTGGAACAGTGCCAGCGAATAGCGGATTGACAGGCACAGTCCAGTAGCCGGTGTTATCGACTACCGTGTCATCCACCTGAGCAATCATGTAGTCGGCAGGATCATCGATGCTCTTGATGACAATGATGTCGTTGACGGCAAGGTTGCTGAGAATCCAAGCAAAGTCGTTGCCGTTCTCTTCCACGTCATCGATATACAGATTGGTAACACTGGCTGGAGTCGCATTGTTATAGCGAATCTCACCCGGACCCGGATCACCTGCTGTTATGGTTGAGTTGAATGCGAAGGTCGCAATCGTACCGAACAGGTCATTGTCGAAATGACGCAGCTCGATTTCGCTGGCTGCTTTGCGACTTTCAGTCGCGCCATCCTGAAGAATCAGCTCAGTAGTGCCGCTGATTGCTCCAGTCATGTCCGTCAGCTCAGAGAAGTCCAGCGCAATGTCTGGGTCCGCTGCCGTACCATTGTTAATGATGCCAACGCCAGCCGTAAGACTGTCTACCTTTACCAAGTCATCATTGAAGATCGACAGGGCAATGGAGCTGGCGACCTGTTTCTTCGGCGCATCATCAGTTGCGTCGTTGAAGACGAACTGGTCAGCAGCTACAGGTGCTACGTTGGTGAGTTCGACAGGAGCGAAGTCGATAGTAATGTTACCGGTCGATCCGGCATCGGCACCGTCAATACCAAGACCGGTGGTAATGGTCTGGTTAGCTTCCCAGCCGCTATCGTTATTGAATATGCTCAGCGGCGTGGCGCTAAATAGCACGCGCTTGCCTTGGCTGTCAGAGACATCCTCAAAGACCATGTAGTCAGCGGTGACAGGAGTGGCACCTGCAAGGCCAGCAGTCGGTTCAGCCGGTGAACCATTAAGGTTGCGAATGAGCTTGAATACGGTCGGACCAGTCGTGCCGACCCATAGCTCATTGAGACCACTGGGAGAGCCTACCTCCGAGTTAGCGAGTTCACCTTGCAAGAGCGAAGTCGGCTCATTTGTTGAAGCGGATCGTTTGATCCTGATTGTGTTCGCCATAGTAGGTTCCTACCTCTAAAAATTTCCTGCGTCTGTAATCACGCTAACATTAAGTTTTTTCAGGTCACCAACCGAATCGTCATGAACAGCAAGATCATCAGCAGGGTCGCATTCTGTACCAATGTCTATTCGATTTGTAATCGAGGTCACATCCATAGTCAAAGACTGCCCACCTGTTACCTCTCCAAGATGTGTTGTTGGATCAACACCATTGATGTCTACGTTGGTGCTAGTGACATTGAAGTCATTGGCAACAACATCAACGATAGTGCCGTCGATCTTGGTAGAGTAACCCGGATCGCCAACAATTAGGGCTTCGTACTCTGCCTCATACGCAGGGTTCGAGGCGTTCTTTGTGTACTCAGCAATAACCGGATAACCAGATGGCACGCTTTGCGTCGTGTAGTAGACGTAAATGCTATTGCCATCGCCTGAGATGTGCATCGCGTTCCACCATGAAGACAAACCGGTGTCACCCAAAACAGACCTGCTGCCACCTGTGTTCCATGTAATCGTTGACACATCAAATGCGGTGCCAAATGTGCCCATCCACAGAAGCGAATTCTGGGAGACAATAATTGTCAGACCGTCCTCAGAAATCTGAATATCATCGATATATCCAGCTGGTGCGTTCGGTGCTGCTGATACTCCGGTCAGCCACTGAAGGCTGTGGAACGCATACGTGGAAAGATCGTATGGAGTTGACAGCGTGTGCATGACGATAGCGTCGTCACTACCGCTTCGCTCACTCGACGTGGCAAAGTACGTGCCATCTGCTGACATCCACCCAGACTTGTTCACGGCATTCGGATACCCAAGGTTAGCGCCGCTAACAGACGATGTAGCGCCAGCCGGAGTGCCGTTGATGATATACGGAGACGGCGTAGCGTACATGTAAAAGGTTTGAGCAGTAGAGGCATAGGTAAAATACTTGTTGCCGCTATCTGCCCACTTGATGCAAGTCCATGGGTTAGTGATGGAGTGTGCTGTTCCATCCTGAGTGCCATTCTCAAAGTCGAATGGTGAGTCAAGAGTGAATGACTGTATTTCGTCAGTTCCGGTATAGCACCCGATGAAGTGCAAACCATCAGGGGAAACATCAAAGCGCTGCCAAAAAGCCGTGTTCGACTGATGTATTCCAGTAGCTACCATGTTGGCGCGAGTCGCAACGATGGCGTTATAAGACCAATCGGTATTGATGTCAGCGCCCCAATCAGTAGCAATGCCTGTGCCGCCAGCGGCGACCGTCAGCATCTCTACCGGCGTGAACGATAAGTCATACCAGTTGATGCCTATATCGTTTCCAAGCTGTATGTGTGAGCTTGGAATCCACTGGAAATCAGGTCCGGTCGGTCGCCACTCAGTACCGTTATTATTGAAAAGCAGGTCATGCTGAGTTTGCGCGGCAATATTCGTGTCAGTCAGATCGAACAGCGTTGTGCTACCGCTACTGGGTGGATCGCCAGCTACCCAGCGTAGCGTTGCAGCATTCCATAGCAGTGATTGACCATCGGTCGGAAAAGCGTTGACATCAGTGAGATCATTGAGATTGGATACGCCAGAGCCGCCACCTCCAATTACACTTACCTCAAATGCCGTGCCATTCCAGATAAGGCCATCACCAATAGCCGGTGTACCGGTAACGTCATCGAGGCCAAAAATGCTCGTATTGAGATCGGTTATTTCGCTCGATACATGGGTGTGACCTATCTGTGAATAGCGAAGGTCCAGCTCATTGGTGTCGTAGCTGTATAGGTCAAATTCAGCCTGCTCCAGAGCTTGGAAACGTAACTCCAGCGCAGAGACAAGCTGCCGCATCTCTGCGGCAGAAAACATCTCTTGACGAAATGATGGGAATACAACCTTCTGGATCATCCTCTTCTACCGTGCGCTCCAGCTCTTCCTCGCCATGTCCCAAAGCGCCACTTGTCACCTGTGTCGTTTGATTCCACTCGAATCGCGACCTGTCTGGCGCGAATGCGTGTGCTGATCTTACGTGTGCCGTTGGCAACAGGATATGGACCCTTGACAGTCTGCGTGGTTGCTTGTGGGTACTTACGACCTTTTAGGTAAACATCTACATCACCCTCAAGCCTCAAAAAGTCCGGTATCAGCTGGTCAATGTGCATCAGCTCTTCACCAGCATTTGGTATCTCCATGTCGAACGATTCGACATACGATTGCATGGCGGCACCATCGTCATCAGCCCCAGTCTCATGCTGATAAAGGTAGCCATCCGTGCCTGCTGCGTAAGGCTTCTCAAGAAGCGGAGACCGATCAGCCCATGCTGTTCGAGTCAGGTTGCCAGTTGCCCACGAACCCTCTTCGTAGTTGTATAGCACGTAGCGATTAACCTCTACCGGGCTGATGTCAAAGTCGGCGGCAGTCAGCACACCGACCGGACCTGCCGCAAAGTTGTAAAAGCGATAAAGATCGTTATTCACTCCCGGTGCTTGATGCAGCCCTGCCGTACCAGAAGCGAACTGGACTTGCTCGGTTGCGTCTAAATTGAACTGGAACGCCTGCACACCATCCACGTAGGCAGTCAGCGTTGGCGCATCGTACTGCACCGTCAGTACATACTTCTGTCCCGTTACCATGGCAGAGCCGGTCAGGGTGGTGAAGTCCAGCGTGTTGCTACCCTGATTTGTTGGCGCTGCAACGCCAGCCGATGTTTTCTTCCAGATTTCCACTCGGTTGTCGTTATAGTTCAGCTCGAACATCAGTTGCTGACAATCGTCTGCGTCCGTCTCGCCCGTGCCAGTCAGGTCTGTTCTCAGGAAACATAGCCCCGCCCTACCAACGCTTGGTGGGTTAGATGGGTTCACATCAATCTCAACGGCATACTCACTCTCAGTGGGCGAGAGGATTGGCTCGTCGTTGATCAGGAAGTAGTCATGCTCGTAGTTGTTGTCGGCAGAGGCAACGCACTCGGTGAAGCCACCTGATTCAAAAGCGTACGTATACCCAATGTCGCCCGGACCACCACCTCCACCAGTCAGCTCGTATGGGTCATCGATGGTGACCGTGCTGGCAGTGCCATAGCGACCAGTGGTCGAATTAGTGATACGCACATGATCAACAGTAGCGTCCGTGCCAAACAGACCAGCAGAGCCGCCGAACCTTATTTCTCGCGTAACTCCGGTCGGGTCTTTGGCTGTCAGGCTGGTTGTCGTGTCGATCAAAGAAACTGTGCCAGCTTGAGGACCGAACCAGACACGCTCGACACCATTGCCAGCGCCAGCTGTGTAGTCACCCTCAACGATGACAACGTAATTGACACCTTGAGTGAGCGTGACCACCGGAGTCAGGCCACCTGAATTGGTGAATCCAGCGCGAAGCCGGTACAGCCCACCTGAGTAATACACACCCATATTAAGCAACTGGAAGTCAGAGTCACCGACTTGCATGACGTACTTCGTGCCAAAGGTGTGCAGCGTATCCAGACGAAAGATGATCTCGTAGGTCAGGAAACGACCAGTGCCGTCCCAGTCAGGAACGTCAGCAAGTTGAATCGGGAACTCAATGTATTCAGTTGCTGCCGCTGATCCCAAGTCACCCGAAGAGGTATTCAAGATCGGAGATGTGGTGCTGATCTGAGTAGCGCCATTGAAGGTCGCCGCCGCTGCATAGCTGGACTCTTCCGTGTACGTGGTCGAGCCATTACTGCCCTCGAAGTCGGCTTGAAAAAGCACATCGTCATACAGGCTCACCGGCAAGGTGGATGAGTTGGCCAGTTCGTAGCCCGGTGGCAACCCCAGTGAAAAGTCGGTCTGCACCCATGCGTCAGTGTCGTAACTCGGATAGAACCACCACACCTCGTTGAACTCACGGTTCAGGCCACCGTATACCTTATCGCGCTGCTGCGGGTTGAGGTTGCTGTAAACAAGGTTCCTGACATCGCACGGCAACACCTTGACGATACCGTCATAGATGTAAAAGTCAGACTCGGCCATGAATAGCACACGATGATCGATTGGCACTGCGGCATTGGGACCAAGGATCGATACATTCTCGCCCACAATGTTAAGGCCGAACACGTCAAATCCACCGACGAACGGAAGGGTGTGAACCGAAACGTCGGTGAAGATGACGGTCTCCAGTCGTGACCTTACGCCAGCGACTATCTTGGAGCCTGAATACAGGCGCAAGTCGCCTGCGGTGTTGGTGCTGGTTGGCACCCAATCGTTAAGGTCTTCAGTGGATGACCAGCGAATCAGCAACGGGTCTTCCGCATTATTGAAATAATCGTAGGCACCCAACGCAATGATATGTCGATCACGCTGCGAGACGATCATGTACTCGTTGATGGGTGGAGCATCACCACCGAGGGCAGTGGCGCGATTGGATGTGCCACCTGAACGATCCCACCAGTAAATAGCTCCACCGCGTGGGCAGGCTAGCAGGTCCTCTCCCCATGTATCCAGAGACCACGTACGAATGCCAACAACAAAGTTGGACCCGGTTCGAGCGGTGCCGTATGCCTCTGCGCCGTACGGCCCGGAACCGTAGCCTGTCGCCGTTATGGCGCTGCCTTCGCCGGGACTGATCTGATATTCGGCCAGCACAGACAAGCCGCCACCACCACTGCCATCTGCATTTGCTGTCTGATCATCCACCAGTTGGTAGGTATCGTTGGTCAGAACTGCCTGAACCTGATACTCACCATCAATGAGGATGCCGTTTATGGCGATAGCGCCCGAGAAGGTCACGTAGTCGCCGGTCTGCGCCCCATGGGCTACATCGGTGACTGTGACGATGTTGGACCCGTTTGTCGTGGCAAACGGCGCAGCGAGCGTTACAGTGCGTCTCAGTGGGGTGATATCAAAGAGTTCATTGTCTTGCCACAAGTACAGCTTGGTATCTGTGGCGACCGCCGACCACATCTTGCCATCCAGCGAGGTCCAGTCTCTCAAGCGACGAGCTGTACCCACAAACTGTGGCTCGATCTTGACCCAACCACCGATCTTCTCGGCAAGCCCCTTGCGAAAGCGCACCTTATCCATGGTGTACCAGCGCCCTTGAGCGCCACGCTCGGACTGCTCAGTGTACTGGCCAGCACCAATCGGAAGGTCGAATATCTGCTTTTGCGTCATTACGACAAGTCCTCATGGCTGACCTTAGCGTAAAACGATTGCATGACTTCATCCGAGGTGCTAGTGGTTCCAACTATGTCTGCACGTCGAATCTCGAATAGCGCAGCTTTCGTTTGGTTCAGCACGCTCCAGTACCATTGCCTGAGCGTGCTGATGTCAACCCATGTTCCCGGCACAGCTGCCTGAGTTGCAAAAGACCCATCGACATCGCCAGACAGGCCGCGCACCCGCACTTCATAATTTGACCCGGTGCCTTCACCATTGGTCAGGTAGTAAACAGTGCTTGGTGACGTTGACTTGGTTGAGTTGATTTCTAATGTTGCGCCGGTTGATTGAAATGATATACCGATATTCCCAGCGGTTGCTGAGCTACCATCAAACGAGAAGAAGTTTGGAAGAACTAGCTTAGGTCTATTGAACTCACCAAGGATTCTGCCAGCTGCACGCAGCGCTGTTTCGCTGGCCACTCCGCTAAGGGTCGCAGCAGACACGCCATTGTAAGCATCACCAGCGTCACCGCCATTGCCACCGTAGTAGAAATACGACCCAAGAGAGCCGAATGAAGCTATGTTGGATGAGCGGCCTGTCTTGCCGCCCAATCCCCATGTGCCACCACCACCACCAGCGCCGTCAACAATAGAGGTGCCACCACCAGCACCACCAGCACCAGCCGTTGAGATTGTGCCAGCTGTGCCAGCTACAGGTGCAGGCACACCAAGATATGGACCAACAGTGCCGCCAGCGCCGCCATTGAAGCCCTGACCGCCGCCACCGCCGCCACCAGCGTCACCACCAGTGCCGGTATCGGTGTATGCGCCACCACCACCGCCGCCGCCGCCACCAAACAGGTAGCCGTCATCAACATTGATGCTGACAGGGTAGGTGCCGAAATTCTTGATCCCTGCGGAGCCAGATGAGCCACTCCCACCTGCCTCACCAGTCGCGCCAAAGTCAGCGCCACCGATGCCGCCATTGCCGCCAACACCAAGGATTCGGCCACCGTTAATAGCGATGAAGGAAAAGGTTGAGCCGATAGCAAAGCTGTTACTGATAATGATCTCGCCAGCATTGGCGGCATCAACAGTCAAGACAACTGCTTTTACGCCAGCAGGCGAACCAAGGTAGGTGTAGAGATCACCGATATAAGTGTCAGAGGTGATCGTCTCTACGATGTCGGCTCCAGAGCCGGAAATGAGCGGCGATGGGATTCTCCACATTACACATCAGCCACGTTTTTTAGTTGCGAAACAACCCATCTTGACCCAGAGAACGGCGCTGCCAGACCGGTGACATACTCGAATGCGAGATAGTCAACCTGACCTGCTGTCGTTGAAAGCGTTGGTGCTGTGCCACCAGCAGCAGCAAACGTCGATGAGGCAAAGCCAATCGAGTGCGGACCGCCACCGCCCTGCTGAACAGCGAGCGTGAACTGCTGTCCATTGGTTGCATTGGTGGGAGCGGCAATCGTGAAGGTCTCAGTGGTCAACAAGTAGAACGCATTACCCAGCGCACAGTTGATCGTCAATGTGCCAGCGCTTGTCGTTGACGCTACTCGCTGCGTCACCTGACCTGCGGTGAACGTCTGCGCGAGTGCCTTCTGTGCAAAGTCCGCACCAGCAACACCAATCAGTTGCTCTGCGTTTGTTGCAAGCGTTGCGGTGCCAGCCGTTACTGCGGTTGCCGCAGACGCAGCCAGCACATTAGTGCCATCACAGAAGACCCACTGCGCTTCGCCAGTAGCAATCGTTGGCCCCGTTCCTGTTGCCGTCCTCACCTCGATACTGTCATCGGATGTGTTTGACACCAGATAGGCTTTCGAGCGAGTGGGTACAACAACATCCGTGGGTGCTGCTGAAGTGCCGCCGATATTGAGGATCATGGCACGAGCCTCGGATGTCGATCCATCAAGGTCGGTCAATGTGTACGTAGCTTCACCAACCAGCGTCACAGACGTTGTTGCAGCAACAGCATCTTCGAGCAGCTGCAATGCGCTGTCATTGAGAATGTCGCCCCACAAGTTCGCGTTCGTGTTGAACTCTTGAAGGGTCAGCCTGAGAAGTGGTGATGTTGCCATGTCTTACCTCTGATTCGTTGGCACCGCTGGAACTTCCAACGGGGTTAGATTGTATCGTTCTTGCAGCAGAGTGTAGGTCTCCCTCTTCGCTAATGGCAAAGCCTCAACGTAGTCAGTTTTCCACAGCTCTACACGATCATCTGACTTCAAAAACTTCTCGCTTTCAGCAAGGCAGGCTTTGAACAAAATGTCATCCATGTGCAGAGACAACCAATTTGTAGTGTTGGTTACTGAATCCAGCGGCTCTAGCCTCGTGGTGCCACGTGTATTGACCGTGTAAATCGCATCAGGGATTGGTGCAAGCGCCCAGTTGTCCTGATCAATCTCCGCATAGTACTTTGGTATGCCGGTCGCTCCCGGCTGCTGGTAGTCTCGAACGAAGTCTGTTGAGCGAAGCTCCAGCCAATACCGCTGTGTTCCTGTACCCGGATCAAAGTCAAACCACAGCGACTGGAATGACACAACCTCTGTGTCTGCCACTGGCTTTGCCAGCAGCTCATTCGATGCAACCGTGGGCGTTGCGCCTTCACTGGTAAAGATCGACAAGTCGAGATCACGCCAAAGCCGCATCTGACCGAGGTCAATAATCTCTGCAATACTGCCTTGAAACTCGCCGTCATCATCCTCAAGCCATGCCTGAAGGTTCGCCTCCAATTCTGCGTATGTTTTATTGCTCATCAGTCAAATATCCAGACCTGTGCCCCAGCGTTGACCGTCCCTGTGAAGGGTGTCGTAATTGGGATCGTGAACGATGGCGAGTCAGCTGTGCTGCGGATACGCGAGACGAAGTGACCTGCTTGAAGATTAACTGCCACCCACTGACCGATGATGTACGTTTGAGCATCTACCAGCACAAACTGCGTGTCACCCTCACTTGGTATGACAGCAAGCGTGGTCTTGAAGTCACCGCTTGGCCCTGATGGAACTGGCAGCGGCTGCTCAGCCTCTCCATAGTCAGCCTCGATGCTGATCTCCGGGGCAGGACGGTACAGCGCAACAGGATCGGTAACCGTAACCGGTATCTCCTGCGGATGCTTCGGCTCCCACCAGTCTGGATGCACCAGCAGACCTTCAATGTGGCCGTCCTCAACCAGATCGCGATAACGCATTTTCTGCCCTGAACGCTGACACTCAGCAACCGCATGGCGACCCTTGGCGTATTGACTCGTCATCGGTATGACCTCGAACTGCCACGCCTGCGCCGCTGACCTGAGCCGGGAACAAGACGAACATCACCGCGCTCGCGCACCGCATTCTGAGCGTCACGGAACTTCAGCTGCGCCTTCTGGTACAGCGTTCCTTCCAACTCTGGTGGTGAGTATTTCTCAGCGATCCTGAACGCCAGCTCAGCAGCAAACGCATCCTGCATGTAGTAGTGGATGTCAGCCGTATCTGATGACGTGTCCGAGTCCTCGAACTTGCGTACCGCACTGAAGATAATCTGATCAGTGCTGTTCTCAGGAATGGTCCAGAAGTTCAGCGTGATGCCGTCTCGACCTTTATCGATGAAGACGCGATCAGGTCGGCCTTCCACGCTCTTGTCTGGGATGTTGAGGTATTCGTCCCGGCTCATCATTACCACCGGGGTGTCTACGCCATCGCGGCGCAACACAACATCAATGATGTCGATAATGTTCACGCCACCGACATCGAGATCGAAGTCTACGCCAGCCACATAGGTGCCCTGCGACTGAACCAGTGGCATCGTGTCCGTACGAATACGGAAATCGTGATAGTCCTTAGTCGCCCAGTCTGCACAAAGGAAGCGCATGGAGCGACGCGCAGATAGAATATGCCGCGCCGTAATATGCGCGGGGTCTATCCTTGCACGCTCCATGGCCTCATCGACAAGCTCAGCGAGTTCGGGATTAAAGAGGTACGTCCCTGATGTCGTCATGAGCTTATCCTTGCGTTATCGCATAGCGTACCGAACCAGTGCCTGCGGTGATGTTGATGCGGACAGCGAAGACCGGAGCATCAGTAAGAGCAGCTCTCGCGCTCACAGCCCCACTCGCAATCAAGTTTGTCCAAACGGCAGAAGCCGGATCAACGTATCTGCTGGAATCCCGAGGTTGACGTAAGTTCACTGCGGCCTGAGCAGCAGTGTCATACATTATATTCTCAAGGGTCGTGTCCACCGTAAAGGTGACCGTACCAACGGCAACAACCTGCACATCCGTGTCGCTTTGAAATGCTTCGACAGGAATATAAGTTGCGCCAACACCAGCGACCGTCTCACCAGTAAAGGGGCGTCTACGGGAATGTCCCATGTCTCACCTCCTTAGCTGTTGATCTTGCCGTCATCAGCAATGATGTAACTGACCAGTATGGTCGCGTTCAACGTACCAGCTACCAAGCCCACACCAGCTTCGATCTCGGTGTCAGCGGTCAACGCTACGCCAAGGTCTGCGCCTGTCTGAATTTCGGCTGGGGATGCTACGCCAGTGACCAGTTCATTGACGAGGCCAGCAGCGGTCCCACCAGCGAGCTGAACGTCCACTGTGTCTGTAGCGCCGCCCGAAATAGCAGCTACTGTTACGCCAAGCGGGATCGCCCCTGCTGGCAAATAAACGCCAGTACCTGCCATGGTCTGAGAGACCAAGAAAGTTGCACTAACGTATGTTTTGAATGTGCCGGGTGTGCCCTTGCCATTGCCGGAAGGGTTTGCCATGCCGCGTTGCCGAATGTATCCGGCGAATGTTGATCTCTTGCCCATCTGTCTGTCTCCAGTCTCTTGCGAGTCGTCAGGGTGTTAAAAGACGGTGGGGTCCGAAGACCCCACCTTCTCGTGCCGTTAGGCGTTGCCGCTTGAGCCGAATGCTCCACGATAGTCAGACCAGCCAAACGAGTAGCGTTCACGCGCCTTGTAGCGCATGTTGCCTGTCTCAAAGTCACCTTCGAGACCACGTTGGATGTTCTTCCTGATCATGTGCTTCAGACCGTCCTGCTGATCCGTGATGATGTACCACGCATTGGCATCCGTGAGACGGTGGTTCTTATAGCAACCACCCGGAAGCATCCCCATCTGCTTCATAGCGTTTACGTCATTGTCAGCCGTGCCGGGACGGTACGGGCTGGTCAACAGACGTTCGGCCACGAACATCAGATCGGGTGGAACGATCAGCTTCTGCGCACGTACTGCAATCGGAATGCTGCGCTCATCGACAAACTTGCTGATTGCGATGAAGGCTTCCTCAAGGGAAGTCTCCGACAAGTCAGCCTGCGTCGTGAACGTGTTCGACTGCGTACCACCGCCGAAGAGCGGATGAGCCGTGCTGAACAATGCAACTCCATCACCACCGGGGAAACCAGCGGAGAAGCCGTTATTCAGAACTGCTGCACCTTTAACTTCTTTGGTGTGCTGCATCGAGCGAGCCAGCGCCTTGGAGTACTTGCTGCCGATAGAGCCGTAGAGGTTGTCTTCCTCTGCCTCTTCCGTCAGTGAGAACGCCAGAGCAATCGTCTCGTGGACGTAACGCGAGACGAATGCCTCACCACCGCTGTCGTATGACACCGGAGCGCCCTCTGGCTTAACAGGCGCACCTGCCAGACCAGCGAGCAATACGTCTTCCTCGTATGCTTTGCTTGAGCTTTCGACGTTGAAAATAGGTCTCCATTCCTGCTCGTAACGCTTGTACTCCATTCCGAATACAGTGTTGAGACCTTCCTGTAGCTGCTTTCTAAAGCGAGCGCGATTCATGATAGCCATTATTTACGCTCCTTTAGCTGTTATCAGCGCGGTAAGGGGTTTCGGTCAGCTGTACGAGAACCCGTGGGTTGTCGGTGCTGATGTCAGCCGTGTAAATGCCACCCGGTGCTTCAGCCAGACTCAGTACTTGCAACTGAGCAGGGCCAGCGCCAACGGTCGCGTTCAGCTGCATACCGGAGACACCCGTGGCTGCGTTACCTGCGACAGAAACGTCGAGGTCAGCGAAGCCACCGATCTCAGTATTAGCTAGAGCGCCATTGACTTGGATGGAGAAAACGATGTCCGGGTCGGTGTACACAAACGCCTCGGCAGGCTGCGCTCCGCTTGTCACGGTGCCTCCTACCCACTGGTTCGACCATACAACATCACCGTTCGCTGCAACGTACTGGCACCCGGCGAAAACGCCAAGTAAACCGCCACCCGCAGCAGCAACGTCGATGTTGTTTCCATTTACTCCCGGCGTGGCATGAAGAATTATGCCGTCGCCTTGGAAGATACTGGAAGCCTCACCAGAGTCGATTGTGTAGCCACCCGAATATCGCACGATGCCACCACGAAGGTGACGTACGGGAAGTAACCCGTTAGGTGCGTCGAGATTTGCCATTGAACATTACCTCAATCATCGTCAGCTACCCCGGCAGGTTGAACCCGCTGTGAAGGGTAGGACACCGATGTTTTATGGTTCTTCACAATCGGATGTCCAGCTATCTGGGATGACTCAAGGTCATGGTCAACGGATGCCATTTGCATGGCAGTGGCTTGCTCAATTGCGGCCCTGCGCTTCTCAAGAATCTCGGAGTCAATCTCCATCAAGATGAGATCATCCACCACGATCATCCCATTTTCCTTATCCGCAAAGTTGGCATAAATTCGCCACTCTTCAGGCAGCGTTTCAGGTTGGCGTGGTCGCCACCCTTCCCGCCACGTACGGTTCAGGTTTTTGGGATCAGCCGCACCTCGAACTGACTGCCTTACCCAACGCTGGGTTTTACCCTCTCGCGCTGGTGGGGCTTCCAGACTACTCGGTCGTAACCAAGCAGCCGGGTTTTCGACGTGGGTGGCATCGTACTCCGACATCTCGTCCACACGAGACTCGTGTCCATGGTCTACGCCATGGGAAGTAACAGCGGGTTTCGGTGCTACTTTTTTCTGGGTCGTTTTCTTGGCAGGCATTATCTTGCTCCCGTAGATTCACGTTTGCTGCGAGCGTACTCTTTCAGAACTTCTGGATCGTTCGGATTGAGACCAAATCGCCGCATGTTTGCAAAATCACTCTCGCCAAGTTCAACCTTGCTCTTGCGCGACCGCTGGCGACCTGTTTCGGCTCCATCAACAGCTGCGACTGGTGACCTCGTAGGTCTGCGTCGTTGCCGTGACGAACCTTTGTCGGCATCGTCAAACAGGTTCGGTTCCTTTTCCTTGATACGCGCATCGAGTTCTTCAAAGTACTCGGGCGTGTTCGGATCAAAGCCGTCCTGTATCACTTCACGGTCGATGCGATTGGCAAGGCGCGTCTGGCGTTCAAAGCCTCGCGCACCGTACCAATCAGAGCGTTCTTCCATCCATTTCTCAGCCAAAGACTGATCATTGGATTCGCCATCAACTTTACCACTGAATGGTTGAAGATTGCCACTCTCTGGTAAATTCTGAAGCTCTAGCTCAGACTGTATCTTCTCAGCCTTGAAATCGGTCAACTCGGCAGTCAGTTTTACCTGATCCTTCGTGTTGCCCATCTCAACCGCTTGTTCAAGCGCTTGCAGAGTGCTTTCAATCTTTGCTTCAGCTTGTTCGACGTTCCTCTCCAAAGCCTCCTTGCTCAGATTGGACTGCCTGTCAGCGAGCTGTTGAGCCTGCGCCTTCCAGTAGTCTGCCTCCTGCTTCGCAGCCTTCTCGCTACGAGTCGCACGTTGAATACGTGCGCGAACCTTTTTCGAGTAATCGTCATCCTCGCTGCCACTACTTGCGTCATCGTCGTCATCAGAACTGTCTGGGGCAGAGTCTGCGCCACGCAATCCTGAAAACTCGATGCCGTCGTCGTCTCCGTCATCATCGGTCACCACTTGATCAGCAGGAACACGATTGATGCCGTCGTCTTTCGTGGCAGCGTCCAAATCGACCGTTACGGGTTCATCTTCTGTCACTCCGTGCAGGTCCTCAAAAACAATATCATCGTTCGGCATTATTCTACCCCTTTACAAATATGATCGGAACTGTGCGGGATCACTGATCACACCCATGATGCCGTCGTCGTTCATGATCAAGAACTTGCTTCCGTTCTTCATTTTGATGCTCTGCCCACCATAGGTGCCGAACATGACCCAATCGCCAACCTTCGGCTTTGGCTCGATCTTCGACAGGTCTATGCCTGAGCGAGTAATCGCCTTGAAGCACTGGTCGCCCATGGCCACGATCTGACCGACGTAGGTCAGCAGCTCTTCGGACTCCAGCGCCTCATCAGCAATAGCAATCTTTGATTCGCCGTATGTTGCCTTTGGCCGGTAAGGCCGGATCAACACACGCCAGCCAACCGGTTGCAGTGGCACCTCTGCCTCTATCTCAACAGCTGGCTTTTCAAATGCAACTTCAGTCATGAGTCACCGCCCGGTGGTGTCATCGGCGGCAGGTCCTGCTGTTCTTCTTGCTCTTCCAGTTGCCGCAGCATGTTGTCAGCAAGCTCGCCTGCTGCCTCCATACCGGAAATCCATCCGGTGATGCGCTTGTATTCTTCCATGTCCTTGACTTGGCCCTTACCCAGCTGAATTGCCTTGTTTGCTGTGCTTTGAACAATGAGACTACGGAACTCTTTCACGAACTGTCTAAATGTTAGTTGCATTTTTCACTTTCCTTTTGGCTACGCCTGCTAGTTTATCGAGCAGTGCTTGGTATGACATGCCAGCCTCCGTTGCGGAACGGGCAAATTGGCGAGGGGATACACCACGAACTCCACGTTTACGTAAGAATTCGCGAGCTGCGCGAACGTCTGCTGGTTTGACGTTATCCACTCTATTGCGCCTTTTTCGGTTTCGCTGATGCTGCTTTCCTCTCTCGTGCGGCTTTGGCCTTCGCAAGCATGTCTTCACGCTCTTGCTTGGCTTTCGCGGCTCGTGCTTCACGCTCTTCCTTTGCCTTGGCAAGATAATCTTCACGATCCTCTTTACTCAATGCTGCAAGGTCTTGACGGTTGATCTCGGCCAGTGCCTTCTCATCCAGACGGTCAAGCTCTCTTGCGTGTTCCTCATCTCTTCGGCGCTGCTCTGCCTCGAACGCCTCAGCCTCTGGGTCTATACTCTCACCCGGCTCCATGATCGAGAACTCAGGCACCATGGCTGCGGCCTGCGCGATCTGCATCTCCATCTCTGGGTCCATCGGCTGCTCAGCGGTAAATGTTCCCGGTGGCGGCAGCTGATTGCCCAGTTGAGCGTTCATCTCGTTGAAGTACTTGAATGCAAAATGCTCGGCAAGGTGCGCCTGCATCAACGGTCCAATCTGCTCCAATGCCTCTGGTGCCAGACCGTTGATGAAGTTGATGTGTACTTGTATATGCGCCTCATGGTCCTGCTCGATGAAAGCGTTGGCGCTCTGAGCCTGCATCAGCCTCATGTTTTCAGTCACCGGGTCAAGGCGCTGCGGATTATTTATCTGCAATACGCCTTCCGGGTCCGGTATGCGGATAGCTCGCAGGAAGCGCTTCTCGACCTCCATCTGGTTGTAGAGCTGCGGTGCCTGCATGGCCCTCTCGACCAGAGCCTGCCCTTGAGCAATACGCTGCGTCGAGCTGAAGATGTTTGGATCACTGATGGGAATGACATCGACACGACCGTCATAGTCATTCCGCATTACCACGCCTTCAGCGTTCTCAACCTTGTATGGATACTGATCCGGCAGGAACTCATAGTTGAGTTCAGCACGGAGCTTAAACTCTTCCGCAGCAGCCATGTGCAATCGCCTATGGATAGCCGAGAAAGGTTTGCTGCCCTGCTCTATTAGCGCAATGGTTGTCCCTACCGGACCAGTGTTCTTTGCCTCACCAGTCAACACCTCTGTTGACGACGAGAATGACTTGCCAGCGTCCTTCAGTACCTCGAACAGCTTGGCAACCGCCATGGACGGCTCTTTGAAGGGTGGCGTGTAAAAGGCACGTGCCAGCTCGTCAGCCGACATATTGACCTCTTTGTAAACACCGGGGTCAATGTGCCTGTCGCCCGGTTTCAGTTTCGCATCGTTGGAGACAAAGCCACCCTGCATGTTAGCGAATGCAGCCGAGTCGAGCAGCGCCCTGATCGTTCCAGAGGTGGCCTCTGCCACGCTGCCGATCATGTGCAACAAGCCGAAGCCGTAGAAGCCAAGACCCGGCAGGTACTTATAGTGCGTGAACCACATACGCTTCAGGCACAGCTCATCGTCTTCCTTCCAGTTACGACGAATGGACAACACCTTGCGAGTGCTGCGCTCTACCGTGACGATGTACGGCAGTGGCGTATCGCGCCCGTAACTCTTACTGTCGCCGTTATCCAGCTCCAGATCGCAGTGGCATTCGTACAGCGTGTAGATGTCGTCATCGGTGTGAGTGTCAGGTGTGCGTGAGTCAGCCCTATCCTCATGTTCACGCTCTCTATCTTCCATGCTGTCTGCCGAGTACGGCATCGACGGAAGTAGCTCCATTTCTTCGTAGAAGCCAGAGGCAAACAGTTTCTTCATCTCCGACTTGTTCTTGAACATGCGATGCGTATAGCGTGGTGACGATGCAAGGTCGGTGGCGATGTACGGCACAATGAAGTCTGTTGACTTGATGAAGCGTGACACCACCATCTCGTTGATGGGATCGAAGTAGGTCTTCTTGAATGCAGAGCCGCCCAGCGGAAGGTAGAACAGCATCGAATCCACGTTCCAGAAGTATGAGCTGTCCTGATCAAGAATCTGATAGTTCATGTGATTCTTGACGCGCTCTGCCTGATCCTGCTTCTCCATAGTGAACTCGCCCACCACCTTGGTTTTTACTGGGCCTTCACTGGGGAATATTTCTTCGATTGCTCGTGACTGGAACTGCACCACGGCCTCACCAATCAACGGGAAGGTGACAGCCGATGCGCCCTCGAACGGAAGCTCTTCAAGTGGGATGTTGTTCAGGCCAAGCAGCTCCATGGCTTGATCCATGCGTTGCTCCCAGTCCTTCCGTGCCTCAAGGTCAACGTCCACCCACTCGATGATGTCGTTGGCCAGCTTCGTCAGATCAGTGTTGT